TTAAAATCGCTCCAGCACCCTGAGCCGTGCCAGGATGCGCTCCGCCTGTTCCTTCCGGGCCGCCTCGGCCCGCTGTCCCGCCACGTGGGACTGATATCCCTCCCGCATGGCCTGGGTCAGCCGGATGCGGCTGCCGGCTGCTGCCACAAAGGCCGCCGGGTCCGCCACCTCCGCCCCCGCCCCCACGATCTCGTCAATCAGGCCGTACTCCCGTGCCTGGGTCGGGGTGATGAAAATATCCCGGTCCATCAGGGAGATCAGTTCCTCCCGGCTCCTGATCCCCTCCCGGGCCCCGCTCCGGGCGGTGTACACCTCCAGGATGCAGTCCCGGGCGTTGCGCAGGGACTCCGCGGACCGGCGCATGGCCCGGTAGTCCCCCTCGGCCCCGCCGCTGGGGTTGTGGTAGCACAGCAGGGCCCCCGGCTCGCTCTGGATGGTCTGGCACCCTGTGGCCGCCAGAGTGGCCGCCGAGGCCCCGTAGCCCTGAAACAGGGCCGTGGTCCTGCCCTGGTAGCGCCGGAGCATGGACCGGATCTCCAGCCCCACCGTCATGTCCCCGCCGGGGGAGTTGACCAGCAGGGTCACGTCCTCGCCCCCCGCCGCCTCCAGGGCGGCCTGGATGTCCATGGGGGCCGTGATGTCCCGCCAGCCCCAGAAGCGGAGCACGTCGGCGCTGTCGTTGTCCCACAGCTCCCCCCGCAGTGCGATATCAGGCATTGCTTTCCTCTCCTTTCAGCACGGACTCCAGGGAGCCCAGATTTTTGGTCACCAGGAATCGCTTGCCCCACCCGCCCGGGATGGGGTTCTTCTCCTCCTTGGCCCGGCACTCGTCCGGGTTGAATACAGAATTTTGGATCATCTTCTCGTAGAAGTTTGCCCGGGTGGTTGGGTCGGCCCTCAGCAGCGCCTCCACGTTCCCGTGGACATAGACCCCCGCGTCCCGCTCCTGGGGCAGGGGCAGCTTGTAGCTGTCCTCGCTCTCCCACTGCACCACATAGGGCAGCAGGGTGTCCGTCACATAGTTGAGCCGCTGCTGGGCGTTGCTGTCATAGCTCTCCTTGCCCGTCTGGAGCATGTGCTTTGGGATGCCGGTGAAGCGGCTGATCTCCTCCACGCTGAACTCCCGGGTCTCGATGAACTGGGCATCGCTCTGGCTGACCCCCAGCGGGGTGAACTTCATGTCGTGGTCCAGCACCGCCACGGCAAAGGCGTCGTCCGTCGCGTAGGCCTGGAACTGCGATTTCACCTTCTGACGGGTCTCCGGGCTGGCATCAGAGTTGATCTCCACGATGCCGGACAGCCTCGCCCCGTTCTGGTAGAACTTTTTCCCGTACCGCTGGGTCATGGCGTCCACGGCGATGGCCTCCCGGGCCAGGTCCAGCAGCCCCCGGCCCCGGATGCCGTCATAGGTCTCAAAGTAGAGGAAGGACAGCTCATAGTTGGCAAAGGTCCGCCGCACTCCGTCCACGTTGTAGTCATACCAGTATCGCCCCGTCTCCTGGTCCTTTCGGATGGCGCAGCAGTCGCTGGGCAGGGGGATGCGCTGGACCACCCGGCCCCCGGGCCCCTGCCGGTTCCACACCGCCCCGAAGCCGTGCCAGAAGGCGTTGGACATGACGACCTTCCGCAACACGAAGGGGGACATGTAATCGTTGGGCCGAATTTTCAGCACCCGGATCAGCTCTGGAGTATCCACCGCCACCCGCTCCTCCCCCTCCTTGCGGTAGAGCCCGAAGGGGATCAGCCCGAAGGAGTTGGTCAGGATGCGGTGGGCCGCCGCCACTGGGGACAGCCGCTCCGCGCCGCTCTGGCCGGTGTCCGGCTCCTCGCCGGAGAAGAAGGCGCTGCGGAGGGCCTGCTGCACCTCGTCCCAGGACAGGGTGCGCTCCTCCAGGGATGCCCTGGGCCGCCCCACAGATCTGGCCAGCATCATCTTCCGCCACCTCCCCGGGCCCGGGCGATCACCAGGGCATAGGCCACCAGGCACGTCCCGGCCACCGCCAGGGCCGCCGGCCGCCCCCATGCCTCCCAGGCCGCCCGGACGAAGCACCCGCAGCCCGCCAGGAGCAGCAGATCGTCCAGATACAGGGCCAGCCCATGGCCCAACCGTCTCAGCATTTTCATATCAAATTCCCCAATCCTCGGATAAAATGTGCTCGTTGATATCGCTCGCTCCCTGCCTCACCAGCGCCACGGCCACACAGATGATCCACGCCACCGTAGTGTCGATGCGTCCGATGCTCCGCTGCTTGTGGGGCCGGATGTTCTCGTTGATATCCGCATAGCAGCGCACGTTTCCGAAGTTCCACCGGGCACAGGTGTTGTGCTCGTGGAGCATCTGGTGGGCCCGGATCAGCCGCTCCGCCTCTTTCATGGCCGGGGACAGGTTTTTCATGTCCTGTGGCACCTCGATCACCGGGATATGCCGCTCCATGAGCCGGGGCGTCAGGGTGCGGGACAGGTAGGGGTCCACGCCCAGGGTGTCCAGCTGGAACTCCTCCGCCACAGCGGCCACCGTCTCCTCCACCATGGAGAAGTCCACCATATCCCCGGGGCACAGCTCCAGGAAGCCCGCCCGGGCCCAGTCCCGGTATGGGACGTGATCCCGCTGCTCCGCCTCCAGGGTCCCGTCCTCCGGCCGCCAGGCCCAAAACAGGACCACCCAGCTCTCCAGCCCCGCCTGGGGCGGGAAGAGAAGGGCCAGGGCCGTCAAGTCGGTGGTGGTGGACAGGTCCAGCCCGCCGTAGCACTTTTTCCCCCTCAGATACTCCCGTACCGCCGCCCGCCGCTCCGGCGCGCTGAGCACCTTCCACTCCGGCCGGTTCCACTGGGTCTTGTCGTACAGGGTCAGGGGCAGCCAGCCCACCGCCTTGACGCTGATCCACTGATTGAGCCGCAGCCATCGGAACAGCTTTTCCGCCGCCGGGCTCTTTTTGGCTGCCTGGGCCTCCAGCCGAAGCGCCCGCAGCGTCAGATGCTTCCCCAGGGACGGGTTGCACCGGTACCACAGCGCCTCGTCCCAGATGTCCACCCGGTCCAGGTCGTCCGGGTCGTCCCCAAACATGGCAGTCAGGCCGTACAGCACAGGCAGCCAGTTGCTCTCGTCCCGCTCCAGCAGGGCCGCCTGGGCCCGGGGGAGGTCGTCCTCCTCCGCCCTCCGCAGGGAGAGCACCTGTCGGGGGTCACCCCCCTCCGCCAGGATGCGGCGCAGCTGCCGGGCGTCCCGGATGGCCACCGCCCGCTCGTGGATCTCCCAGCCGATGCTGTGCCGGTCCGGGTCGTCGCCCGCAGTGGTCAGCACGATCCAAACCGGCTGGTCGTGGGCGGCTCCGGCCGCGCCGGTCATCACGTCCCACAGCTTCCGGTCAGGCTGGGCGTGGAGCTCATCGAAGATCACGCAGCTGGGCTTGTAGCCGTGCTTGGAGTAGGACTCCGAGGAGAGCACCTGCATCAGCCCCACCGTGACCCAGCGCAGGCCGCCGTTCTCCGCCTTCACCCGCCTTCGGTATTCAATCCGCTTTTGGGATCGGACGACCTTCAGCTCTCCTCGGGCGATCATTTTGGCGGTCCAGGGGGCGGTCTCCAGCATGAACACCGCCGCCCGGAACACGATGCCCGCATTGTCCTTATCCGCGGCGCAGAGATACACCTCCGCGTTCAGCTCCCCGTCACCGAACAGGTGATACAGGCCCAGGGCGGCGGACAGCTCGCTCTTTCCGTTCTTCTTGGGGATCTCCAGATAGAGATATTGATACTTCCTCAGCAGCCGGCCGCTTTCCTCGTCCCGCTCCATGGTAGAGTAGAACTCCATCAGCGTCTCCCGCTGCCACTCATACAGCCGGAAGGGCTTCCCCGTGTCCGTAGTGGGCAGGCGCTCCACAAAGTCGCACACAAAGCGCCCGCTCTCTTCGTCCCGCTCCTCCATGGCTCAGCCCCCCGCCGCCCTGGCCTGCCTGGCCTTCAGCGCGCGGGTGAACTCGTCTTCCTCGCCCTCGTCCTTGGCCGCGTTGGCCAGCACCTCCGGCACCACCAGCCGGCACCGGGAGGAGATGGACAGCCCCATCACCTCGGCGCACTGCCGGCACTGCCGGAAATAGGAGCTCTGGACAGCCGTCCACTCCTTAGCCAGCTTCTCGTCCCTGGCCCGGATGGCGGCGGAGGCCAGCCTGTCCGACCGGAGCCACCGCTCCCGGGCTACCAGGAACTGGCCCAGCACATCCCGGTCCAGCTCCGTGTAAAGGCCGGCCTGGCGCAGGATCTCCCCGATCTCCCGGAACTCAGCGTGGAACTTCTTCCCCAGCCACCGGGGCGGCTCCGCCCGGTCCGGCGGCTGCACATGGACCTCCTGGTCCCTGCGCTGGTCCTCCTCCGTCTGGGAAAAATGCTTTTTTCCCCTGGCCTTCACCAGATCCGTGGGCTGTCTCGGTCCTGGCATCCCGCATCACCTCCCTGCTCCTATGCCGCCGTCAGTTCTTCCGCCCGGTCCGCCACCCGCCGGCAGGCCGTTTGGTAGTAATTCAGTTCCCGCTCAAAGCCGATGAACCTCCGCCCGGTATTCAGCGCCGCCACAGCTGTGGTCCCGCTCCCCATGCAGTTGTCCATCACCAGGTCTCCCGGGTCCGTGTAAGTGTTCACCAGATACTCCATCAGCTCCAGCGGCTTCTGCGTGGGATGCTCCCGGCGCCCCCGGAAGGGGAAGCGAAGGATCGAGCGGGGGTAGTTGGTGTAGGTCTGCACACATGCCCGCCCCAGGCTGTGATAGACATTTCCTCCCCGGCGGGCAGCCGCCTTCTGGATTGGCTTCTCCAGCTTGATCAGCCCCTGGGGGTGATAGGTCGGAAGGTGCCTGTAAAATACCAGTATCAGCTCATGAGACCGCAGGGGCTGCCTGTGGCAGTTGGCAAAACCCACTGGAGCCGATTTCTCCCAGACCAGATCATAGCGGAACAGTTTTCTGGCGCTGTTGATCAGGTCCGTCGCAAAGGGTTGGGCCGCCATCAGCACCGCGGCCCCTCTCGGCTTCAGCACCCGGCGGTACTGCGCCCACAGCGGTTCAAACGGGATCACAGTATCCCAGGAGCAGTCTGTAGTGCCATACGGCAGGTCGCAGAGGATCAGATCCACGCTTCCGCTCTCCACCCGCTCCATGCCCACCAGGCAGTCGCTGTGGTAGAGCTGTATCTGCCGCTTGATCGTTTCTCGATCCATCACTTTCGCCTCCCATCTCATGGGGAAATTTTTTCGCGCAGCGGGATGCCTGCGGTCTTGCACACTTTCACGCAGACTTTTTTGACCCGGGGGGAGGGTCTGAGGCCGAAGGCCTCCCTGCGCCCGGATAGGCGCATGCCCAGCCGCGCGCCTGCGCCCAAGCGTCCCGCCATGTCTCCCGTGCAGTGCTCAAAAAAAGCCCCCCGTTTTCCGCTGCTCCAAGGCCGTCTTGCGGTCATGGCAGCGCTTGCACAGGCTCTGGTGGTTGGCCGGGTCGATGAACAGCGGCCAGCTCCCCCGGTGCGGCTTGATGTGGTCCACTACCGTGGCCCAGATACGGTCACCACGCTTGGCGCACTCGCGGCAGAACGGCTCCCGCAGGAGCTGCGCCGGGCGCAGGTCGTCCGTCCAGATAGGCAGGCTGTACCAGCTGTGATACTCCGCCGAGACCCGGCGAGGGGCTTTCTGAGGCTTGTGCTTGGGACAGTACCCCTCCCGGGTCAGGGCGGCACACCCCGGGTGTCGGCACGGCCTGAGCGGCTTCAGGGCCATGGGCTATCACCTCCAGGCAAAACAAAAAGCGCCCAAGCCACGACACCCGACTGCTCGGGTTGTCATCGGCTCAGGCGCTGGTCACTTTGGACGCGGGCTCAGGCGCTTCGATATTCACGAGGGTCTCCTGTCCGCAGCGTTTGCACTTGCGTGGCAGGTTTCGGGCGGTCGTGTCTGCGCGGACCTTCAGGAGTTTTCCCCGTTGGCACACCGGGCAGATCACCCATCCGTCCCTCACGATGATTTTACCACAACGCATGTTCGATTGCAAATCTTTTTACCCCCTTTTTCTGAGAAATCAAAGAGAATATACTTACCCCCGAGACCGAAAAGAATAGAAAAGCCTATTCTTTCTTCCGTCTGCGCCGCCGCTTGCTCCTGGCCCGTCTCCGGTCCGGCTGGTAGGGCAGCATATATTTGATCCAGGCAAATTCGCCGTATCCATTGCGGACAGGTCCCTCATTTTGCAGGATCACGGCCTCGGGCGGAGCCGTCAGCGTCACATAGTCCGGGACGGTCTCCGTCTCCGGCTCTGTCCGGGCCAGCCCCAGAGACGGCGTCCAGGTCCGCTCTCCCACCTGTGGGTGTCCCCACTCCCGCGGCTCCTTGGTCAGGTAGCTGGCCAGGTCCTCGTAGGTGTGGCCCTGATTGAACTCCAGCCGCCGCACCTCTACATTGTCTCCATAGATCCAGAGCCGGCGGATCTCCTCCAGGTCCTCTCCGGTGCTGTTGACAACCAGATGGTGGTGGAGCCGGCCGCCAGGACATCCGCCCTCTGTCACATAAATATAGTGGAGCAGCTGTCCTCGGGGCTTTCTGGCCTTCCGCAGTTTGGAGAGGAACGACCGTATTCGCCGGATGGCCGCCTCCCGGTCCTCCGGCAGGTGCGTATCATCATAGGTCAGGGTAATGAACAGGTCCCCGTTGTCAAAATTGGCCGCCAGAGTCCGTTCCAGCTTCTGGAATGAGGTCCTGGCGTTCAGCTTATCCCGGGCGGCGGTAGATGCCCGCTGCTTCTGGGTCCGGGCCCGGGGCGAGTCTCCGGCGGCGGCCGTGGTGTAGACCACCGCGCACACGAGGCGGCCGGCCCGGACCTGCTTCAAGGTCTTACTCACTGGCGGCCCCCTTTCCCTCCAGCTCGTCCAGCGCCCGGCCAATCTCCCGCCACTCCTTGATGGTCGGGGAGGCATTGCCGGTCAGGATGTCCCGGAGCAGGTCGTCCGTGATGCCAAACGTACATTTATCAGAGATCCGGCGCAGACAGCCCAGCCCATTGGCCCCCCGGAACAGCTGGAGCCGTTCAAAGATCCGCCGCTTCTCCGCAGCGTTTCTCCCTGTGCATTGCGGACTGGACGGTTCCGGCTCCTCCGGCACCGGCGGCTCCTCCCCCAGCACCACCGGAGGAATCCACCCAAGCTGCTCCACACAGTAGGTCACATCCTTGCCCAGCACCAGGATTCCTTGGGCAATGGACTCCAGCACATACCGCCGGTAATTCTGGAGCGAGCGCACCTCATTCTGGATAGGCAGCCGGATCACCAGGACGGAGCCCGGCTCTCTCACTCGATCCGGCAAAACCGCTTCATGATCCATTCTTGTCCCCGCTCCCTTCCCTCTTTTGTCCGTGTTTCCCCGTGGCCCAGCAGATTCTCCATTGCCAGGTCAGCTTGACCATTCCGGCCGCCGGACTGCCTGGAGTTTCAATGCAAGGGTTTCTGCCGTCTCACCATCAATATCGCACAGCTCCAGCCGGTGAAGAATATCCTGAGTGGCATCGTTAGCCTCCTGTTCCGACTGCGCCGCCATGTGCATCTGCTGTTCCGTTTCCCGGAGATAGGTCAAAAAATCTTCTAATCCCTGACTTATCATGCTTTATATTCCCTCTCCTTCCGAAGTACGCCTCACTGCCGGGCAAATGGAGCACGGCTTTCCTCCAAAACTCGATGGTGGGTCGTATAGGCACAAGTCGCACGGTGTCAGCGGCTCGTTGCTGGGCTGGAGCGTGGAGAGGGCGGTGGCGGCGGCGTGGCACATCTTAATGCCTTCTGGTCCTCCTGCGGCGCTCTTTAACTGCTCAATCAGCTTCTCAATGTCCATCAGGTGTCCTCCTTTTGCATATCCGCAAGGATTTCTGCCTTGCGATGCATACACCATGCGACGGCAGGGAACGTGAATTCAGCCCCCTGTGTCGAGCATTGTGGCAAAAAGGCGCACTTGTCACAATGCCCAAACACGATGGCCTGAGAGATTGCCAGTCCCTCCGCCTGCTTTTCCGGCGTGTACTGCCGGTCAAACATGGTGATATGTTTTATTCCAGTGCCAGAAATGTCCATCAGGTGTCCTCCTCTCCCTCCGGCTCATCCAGCGGCTCATAAAACGCGCAATGAGCCATGTTCCCCTCCCCGGCAACGGCACAAATATCTCCATCCATGTCAAACACCCGGGAGATCTTCACATATTTCAGACTGCACCCAAAGCACGGGCTTCCATCCTTGTTCCGCCACTTCCGCAGAGGGCGCTTAGAGCGGTGTTTGCAGATCATAGAGCATATCAGGTCAGCCATAGCAATGCTCCTCTCCCTCCGGCGGGCGGCGGTAAAATTTTGCCCCTAAAGTTTCTACGGCGGATTCATAACTTGACCATCCGCAACCATAAATCAGCGATACAGCACCCCATCTTTGCGTCCCAACTAATGCCCAATGACCGCATTGATTCCCAGTGTCTGAGGGGAAAGTCATGTAAACTGGCTCCCCATCCATCTCCCGCAGCTCCTCCAGCGTCAGCGGCTCGTTCGGCGTGGTGAGGGTGGCAATTTTAACCGCCTCGCCGCTCTGCATATCTTTTAGCAAAACGCTCCCATTTTCAATAATGACAGCCAGTTTTTCAGCTGCTATCTCTGCCTTGACCTGCACAACATCAATCGCCCTTGCCATCTTTCAACGCCTCCAATCTCTTCCCCTGTCTGTCCCTCGCCACTGGGGTTATAGGGCGACCACAATTGGGGCAGTAGTGCATATTTCCAGATACATCAATAGGCCCTTCAAAAGGTCCATAAAACTGAACCTCTCCAATTGCTAAACCTGCGTCTTTGCAAGCTTCGCACCCAGGCCACACCTTCTCCACCTGCTCCCGGCTGACGGGCTGGAGGGCGGTGAGGGCAGTACGTATAGCCTCTATGGTTGTTTCAGTGTGTACCTTTCCCCAGTAGGATGTTTCGGTCTCGTGCATTTCTTCAAAGCGTTTCAGCAACGACTCAAAATAGACTATCGCTTCTTCCCGCGTCATCAGTCAATTCCCCCTTCCACCACATTGACTCCTCCTCAAAATGGCAGTTCGCCCTCATCCTCCAGCTCCGAGAACGACTCTCCGGGCTCTGGCGGCAGGCTCTCCTCCGGTGCGTTACCCTCGCTGGGGGCGGCGGCTTTGGCGCCGGCAAAATAGATATTGTCCGCCACCACCTCCGCCGCCCGCCGGCGTGTCCCATCCCGACCGGTGTAGTCCCGGATCTGGAGCCGCCCCTCTACCACAGCCTGCTGGCCGTTATGGAAATACTGCTGCACAAATTTGGCCTTGGCGTCCCAGGCCACTACATCGATCCAGTCCGTGGCCCGCTCTCCGCTGGCCTTGTCCTTAAAATCCCGATCCACCGCCAGAGAAAACGACGCCACCGGCTTGCCGCTCTGGGTGTACCGCACCTCCGGCTCATGCCCCAGCCGTCCCATGATCACGATCCTATTGAGCATCAGGGTCCTCATTCATCCAATCCTCCCGGGCCTGCTCAAACCAGCTACTCATTCCGCACACCGCCCAATGGCCTCCGCCAGGGCCCGCAGGGCCTTGGCCATCCCCTGGGCTGCGGCCTGGTCCTCCCGGCCCCGGGCCTTCAGGAGCATCCCCCGCATCTTGTTGGCCAGATCCTTGCCCTGGTCAAAGAGGACTTCAAACTGGGCCACGTCCTTGTCCGCCCCCAGGGCGGCCTTTTTCTCCGCTCTGTCCTGCTCCTCCAGCTGGAGCCGGACCTGTTCCAGGGCCTCCTCCGCGTTTTTCTGCCTGGCCTCCGCCCGCTCCTTTTCGTACCGTGCCTTATCCAGCTTGGCCTGCATTATGGACACCGCCACCTGAGCTTCCTCTCGGGCCTTGTCGATGGCCGCCTGGTCCACCACGGTCTCTACAGCCACCTCCACCGGCTGCTCCTTCAGCTCGGCCAGCTGTGCCTCCAGCCTGGCCACAGCCTGTGCAGCCTGCTCCCGGTCCTCCTGCGCCCCAGACAAGCGGACATTGAGCAGCTTCATGTCCTCCTCCATCTTGGCCCGGGCCTGCTCCGCCGCAGCCGCGTCCGCCTTGGCCGCCTCGGCGGCCTGCCGGGCCTCGTCCCGGTCCCGGATGGCCTGCTCCAGCTGGCGGGTGGTCATGTCGATGACATTGTGGTCGGCTACAAATCGCTCCCGCTCATCCGGCGGCAGGGCCAGGAGCTTCAGTGCCTTTGTGGCCCCCAAATCCGCAATCGCTTGCGGATTTGAGAACTCCCGTGCCAGGCGCATGAAATTCTGAGCAGTCTTTTCAGAGTATCCTACCTTTTCGGCCAGCCAGGGTAGCCACTCTCCGTGTGGTAACATGTCCTTGGCCTCGATGAGGCACCGCCCGATGGTCAGGACAGCCTCCCCACCCCGACGCTGGGCCTCCAGAATGTCCTTGGTGATGGTCTCAATGGTCCGCCCGTCTGCCGGCGGCGCCATCGTCTGGGCGATGATCCGCCCCAGATCCGGCTTACTCATGGTCCAGCCCCTCCTTTGTCAGCAGCTCAGCCGCCCACGCCCGGTAGTCTCTGGCGGCGGAGCACCAGGGGCTCCACTGCTGGACGGCCATCCGGGCCCAGGAGCTCTCCGGCACCTTGTCCGTCCTGCGGATGACGGTGTCATATACCGGCACCCGCCCGTCCTCCCGGAGATAGGCCGCCGCATCCTCCACCACCGGGGAGCGGTGCCACTGGTTGACCAGCACCCCGGCCACCCGGATCTCCGGCCGGATATACCGCAGGCTGTCGATCTGCTCCATCAGGTCGGCCACGCCGGTGGCAGAGCAGGCGTCGGACAGCACGGGGATGATGACGGCGTCGCTGGCCAGGATGGCGGACACGCAGGCGGCGGACAGGTTGGGCGGGCAGTCGATGACCATCACGTCATAGGCTCCGTCCTCGTCCACCGCCTCCCGCATGTCCCGCAGGGTCCGGTAGCTCCGGCCACCCTCGCCGCCGGCGGCCTCCAGGTCCAGGGCCCACAGATCCTCCGACGCCGGGAGGACATCCAGCCCCTCCACGTCGGTATGTACCACCAGCTCGTCATAGCAGATAGCCATGCCCCGCATCAGGGCCCCCAGCCCGTCGTACTCCCCCCGTGGGAGCAGGATCTGGGTGGCGTTGGCCTGCCCGTCCGCATCCACCAGCAGCACCCGCAGGTGGCAGCTGGTAGCCAGCACATAGGCCAGATTCACAGCGGTGGTCGTCTTCCCCACCCCGCCCTTTCGGTTGACGATTGCAAATGTTCTCATGGTGATAACTCCTTTGTGTCAATTTTTTGTGAACTCGTCGGGGGTATCCTCCCCTGGGTCCTCCAGCGCTCCAAACTCCATCTGCTTGTACTGCGGCTCCTCCTTGGTCCGCGGGAGCATGATCCCCACGGAGTCTGGCCGGAAGGTCTGGGTCTCGCCACGAAACACCAGCGGGATCTGTCCTGTCTCGCCCTCCTTGTTTTTGGCCACCCGGAGGATACGCCGGCTCCGTAACAGCCCCGGCTCCTCCCGGAAAATGAACATGACCACGTCCGCGTCCTGCTCGATCTGTCCGGAGGAGCGCAGGGAGGCCAGGGTGGGCGGCTTTGGCTTCCCGCCCTCCGGCCGGGACAGCTGGGACAGGGCCACCACCGTGATGTTGAGGTCCTGGGCCATCTGGTGCAGGGCCTTGGAGATGTAAGTCGCCTGGTCAAACTCGGTCTTTCCCGGCGCCCGGATCAGGGTCAGGTAGTCCACATAGATCACGTCGAACCGGTGGGCGAGGGTATAGGCACGGATGTCCTCCACCGTCATGCTGGACGCCCGGATCAGGGAGAGCCTGCGCTTTTTGACCTCGTCCACCTTGCGCTCCAGCTGGAAGTAGTCCTCCTCTGTCAGCTCCCGGCGCTTGATGCGCTGGCTGCTGACCTGGGCCACCATGGAGCAGATGCGGCTGAACAGCTTGGAGGTCTTGGTCTCCAGGGAGAAGAACCCCACCCGCAGTGTCTCCGCCTGGGCGTAGGCCATGGACAGCGCCAGCGCGGTCTTGCCGTCCGACGGGTAGCCGCCCAGCACCACAAAGTCTCCGCCCTCCGCCGTCAGCCCCTCGTCCAGGAAGTCCATCCCCCAGGGTAGATACCGGGGCGTCCGCTCCAGCTCTGCGTAGAAGTCCAGCATCCCCTGCTCCATGTCCACGCACTCCACGCCCCGCCGGTCCATCATCAGCTCATAGAGCCGCGACACCGGTTCCCGGGCCGTCTCCAGGGTGATATCCGTGCCAGCCAGGGCCAGCCCCGCCCGCTGGATCTCCCGGAGCCGGGACTGCTCCCGGACAATGTCCATGTACTCCCGGTAGTTCTGCGCCGTCGGGGTCTCCCGCATCAAGGCCAGCAGGTACTTCCGGCGGCCCGGGTCCGGCCCGCCCATCTGGTTGAGCACACACACCGGGTCGATCTTCTCCCCCGCCAGGTGCAGGGCCCGGATGGCCAGGAACACCTCCTGCCCCATGGGCTCGGTGAAGTCCTCCGGCTGGAGGTTGGTCATCACGTCGCCCACGATCTGCGGGGAGATCAGCATGGACCCCAGCACGCTGGACTGGGCCAGCAGATAGTCCGCCATCAGTCCCACCCCCATCTCTGGGGCGGCATGGACTGCTCCGCCGGGCTCCCGCCCCTGCGCAGAGGGAAGACTGATTTCCAGCTGTTGGCCACAGACTGGCGGATCAGCAGCAGCTTGTCCTCCCGGCGGCCCTCCGAGAGCCTGTCCAGCTCACCCAGGAGCATCTTCACCGCCCGGGCCGAGTTGATGGCCCGGAGCTGGGTCCGCAATTCGATAAACGCCCCCAAGGCCTGGTGTAGCTCCCGGTCCTCCCCCACATAGGCCAGCAGGAGGGGCTTGGCGTCCTCCGCCAGATCGTACTTGCTGGGCCGTTTGCCCCCCTGGGGGGCTTTAGGGGGTATATTATTTATATTTTCTTCTTTATCTTTTTCCTCCGCATTTTTAGGGATAGGCTCTCCTTCCTTTCGAGGAGAGGTATCCTTTTTCCCAGGGAGAGGGGTATCCTTATTTTTAGGGATAGGGTTTCTTATCCCTTTGCTGCTTTTCACGATAGGATAGATATTCCGTTGGAGCACCTGACCGGTCTCTTCGTCCCGGATGATTTCAGTTTCAATGTGCCCCTGAGTCTCCAAGTCTGAAAGCAAGGCAGAGACCCTTTTCGGGGATAACCCCAGGATTTCCCCTAATGCCCGATTAGTTTGCCAACAGAAAGCCTTTTGGTTGCACTTCCATGTGATTACGCCATACAACATCTGAGCGGACATAGACAGTTCCCGGTCGAGCATGACCACTGAGGGAATCACCATGAACATTCCGCCGCTCTCCTGGTCTCCTTGGGTCTGCTGTATGATTTCACTGCGTGTCATCGTATTCCCTCACTTTCAGCTCGTACTCCATTCCGGCGAAGCAACCATTTTCATCAACCATCTGGTGGCGAACCAAGTATTTTTTCGATTCTAGCTCCTGAATCGTTTTGCAGACAGCATGCCTGCTCATACCGGATTCTTCAGTGAAATACTGGATAGATCCGTTCCATTGGGATGGAAGTGACAATATAAGCCCATAAAGCCCCTTGGCGCGGAGAGAGAGACTTTTGTCCAACAGCACACTCTTGGGGATTCTAACGTACTGCTCCATCACTGTTCCCTCTTCTTTCTGCTTTTGTATTCCTCGTCCACCGCTTTTTTCAGCCTCTCGTTCAGGTCATACAGCAGGGTGGAGATGATGTAGACGGCGCTGGACAGGTCCTGCAAATGGCCCACCGCGAGAAGCGCCCCGGATGCTTCGATATGGGTCACCTCCTGCTCCAGGCTGCTCTGGATGATCCCCAGCGTGGTCAGGGCACACTGCTGGTTGAACTGGATGTCTTCCGCCTCTGAGAGCAATCCGAGATTTGACATATTTATCCCCTCCGTTTTGTTAGCACTTTGTTTGCACTTAAGTTGTCACTATGCTAACATTCGTGAGTAGATATGTCAAGAAGAAAATGCTATAATGTGCTAACATTTTTTAGCGGAGGGATTCACATGGCTACATCAAAAATTCAGACCGGCCTACGTTTAGACGAAACCATATACAGCAAAGTAAAATCCCTGTCTGAGTTAGAGGGGCGTTCCATTAACAATCTGATTGAGTTCATTGTCCGCCGCTACATTTCGGAATATGAGAATGAGAATGGGCCTCTTCCCGTATCCCATGATTGACTGCGGAAAGTCCAATATCCAAAAGCATTAAAATAGTGGCATTTACTGAAATACCAGCCCTGTTTGCCAGATTTTTTAGTTCCTCATATCTTTTTTCGGGGAGCCGTAATCCGGTTTGGATTTTTTCGTCCATAGATACCCCCTTGCCTATCTTGTAGCCGTGTGGTATAATACAGATGTTCTCATGGTTGACAAACCCTTTTGTCAACTGTCCCGGACGGTTTGAGCGAGCCGTCCGGGACTTTTTATATCCCATCATCCGTCCATCTCCGGCTCGATCAGCGCCAGGGAGCCGTCTCCCCGGACCACCGCCAGCACGATCTCGCCGCCGGCCAGCCGGGCCCGGTAGTTGTAGGTGGACAGACGCTCCACCTCCCTCAGCTGCTCCGGCCCGTACAGCCCCATCAGCTGGTCCGACACATTTGCCGGTGTTGTCATGGTTGCCATCATACTGTTACCTCCCAAAATACACGGCGCAGGCCAGGACAAAGGCCCCAGCCGAAAGCGCCAGCATGCCCCACTCCGCTGCCTCATAGAGCCAGGGGTGTTTTTTCTTCAGTCTGGACCACATGTCTCCGCCTCCCTACCAGATCCCCTGCGCCTGGAGGCACTGGGTGACCACGCGCTGGATGTTCCGGCGGCCCTCCTCCCTCTCTTCTGCGGTGTAAGGGATCTCCCGGTGCCGAATCATGCTCCTGGAGATGCCCATCTTCGGCCCGGCGTCCGAGAATACGGTCCGGTCCACCCGGACGGTCCTCCCCTGCCGGTCCTGGATCTCATGCAGGCCGCTCCATTTCGTAATTGTCAAGGGATATTCCTTGTCTCCGTTTGACTCCGTAGTCTGCGTCACCTCCACGACCAGATCGGCCTTCACAGCCTTCTCCCCGTCTATGTAGATCACTGGGGTCCCCATGGGCGGGCTGGCCTCAAAGGTAACCGACTCCGTCACCTGGACCAGATTTCCATCCTGGTCCTCCACCTGATGAGGGCCCACCCGGCGAATCACTTTGACCCGGTACTCCTTCCGGGTCACGATGTCATACCAATAGTCCATGGTCTCTGTCACTTCCACGCCGGTCACCTCCCTCGTCATGGTATTCATCGGCGCTTGTCCGTTTTCGTGCTGCTGTCACTCGAACATTTGTCTTGTCCCCCTCCCCCGCCCGTGGTAAAATATGGGCGGTAGGAAGGAGGTGACATTATGGTTGACACTGAAAAGTTACGTCAGGCTATCCATCGGTTTGAATTAAGTTCAGCCCCGCACTCATGGAGCCAAAGCAAACCCGCAACTACCGGGGATATAAACAAACTCCGTGACAGCATTAAGACCGTTTTGACAGCATTTGTAGATGAATTGGAGAAACTTTAACATGAAAAGCCGTCAGTTGCCGCTGGCGGTTTCTTTTTTGCAGACCTCAATTACACCAAGTTCTTTCAGTCTGCCATAGCAACTCCAGATTTTTTCCTCCGCATCCTTCAGATCCTCAAAAATCGATTTCAGTTCTTCATCATCAATCTTGAGAACTGCAAGATATTTGCCCATCCCCTCACCCCCTCTCACGCCCCCGGCCCGGCCGGGGGTGTTTTGTTGTCAGGCTCCTTAAAGAGTTCATCAATAGTACAGTGGAATAACACCGCTAATTCGGGCAGTAAATCCGCTCTTGGCTTTGCCAAACCGTTTTCCCATCTTGCTACAGCCTGCTGGCTTACATTGACGGACTCAGCAACCTGCTGTTGTGAGAAACCTATTTTCTCACGCAACACCCTAATGTTGTGCATTAGTTACTTCCCCTTTTGTTTTAACTACTTTTTGTTGTGCGTTTAATATAGTACTATTTTTTGTTGTTGTCAATAGCAAATTTTATTTTCTCTATTGCGATTTACAATTTTATGTTGTACTCTAGTAGCAACAGGGGGTGGAATCAGTGTTTAGTACTCAGCTGCGCAAGTATCGGTTGGCTGCTGGTTTAAGTCAAAAAGAACTCGCAGGCAAATTATTTGTAAGTCAGCAGGCCGTTGCCAGATGGGAGACTGACAAAGCAACTCCAAACCCCGAGACAGTGGTAAAACTGGCAAAAATTTTTGGGGTCACTACCGATGAATTGCTTGGTAAAGAACTGGTTTTAGGTGGAGAAGGCAATGCCAAGCAGAATTTCAGGGAAAACCTTCAGGCCGCCTTCTGGGGTGGCGAGAAGGATCTGACCCAGGAGGACCTGGACGCCATGTGGGACGATGTGGAACGATTTGCCGCCTTTGTCGCCCAGAAGCGCCGGGAGGAGAAAGAGAAACATGACTGATCTGCTGGATCTCTACGGTCTGGCCGAGGAACACGGGACAGAGATCTATTGGTTTGACCTGGGGACCGCAGAATCCCTCTCGCTTCCGTTGGAGGACGGCTCCTGTGCCATCGCCATGGACCCCTGGCGGATGCCCACTCTGGCCGATGAGAAGGTCAAGCTGGCCCACGAGCTGGGCCACTGCGAGACCGGCTCCTTTTATAACCGCTATGCTGCCCGGGATATCCGCCAGAAATATGAGAACCGGGCCAACAAATGGGCATACAAAAAGCTCGTCCCGCAGGACGAGCTGGCAGAAGCCTGTCTCCAGGGATATCGTGAGCCCTGGGAACTGGCCGAATATTTTGGCGTGACAGAGTTTTTTTTACACAATGCTCTGGAATTTTATCGCAATTCTTCCATTTTAGTTTAGCCTTGCAACTGCTAGGTAGCAGAAAAAAATAGAGAAAAGAGGGCATATTATGGACTTTATCGATCAACTGAAACAATTTTCTAAGCGAGTAGAAAGTATGAAAGATTCTATCCAAACAGAAGAAGCCACAAAAACTGCTATCATCATGCCTTTCTTTGCCATGCTCGGCTACGACGTATTCAATCCACAAGAGTTTGTTCCAGAGTTTACAGCAGATGTGGGAATCAAAAAAGGGGAAAAAGTTGATTATGCCATTATCAAAGAAGGGGAGCCCGTTATCCTGATTGAGTGCAAATCTATTCAGGAGAATCTGGATCGTCACGACTCTCAGCTATTTCGTTACTTTGGTACTACAACGGCAAAATTTGCAATTCTTACAAATGGCCTTATCTATCGCTTTTATACCGATTTGGACAGCCCCAACAAAATGGATGATGATCCCTTTTTGAGCATCAACATTTTAGATATCCGTGAAAATCAAGTCCCCGAGCTAAAAAAGTTCAGTAAGGGAGTATTTGATATTGATTCTATTTTCAGCACTGCTTCTGAACTAAAATATGTACATGAATTTAAGAGCATCTTTACAAACCAATTAGACACTCCTTCAGACGACTTTATTCGCTTTTTCCTTCAAGGATGCTACTCTGGTGCAAAGACACAAAATGTCATTGAAAAGTTTCGTCCTATTTTGAAAAAGGCTCTCAATGATCTTATCAGTGAAATGATGAATGATAAGATCAAAGTTGCTTTGGGTGGAACTGGTGGCAGTGTTTCAGTTACGGACCAAAAGGCACCAGACGATAATCCTGCTCCACAAGATCCGGTTGAACCCGAGAAAAAAACCAGCTCGATTGTTACTACAGAGGAAGAACTGGAAAGCTTCTTCATTATCAAAAATATGCTCTCTGATATCGTAGATATCCATGATATCACCTATAAGGATACTGAATCTTATATCAACATCCTCTATAAAGGAAACTCCAGAAAATGGATTTGTAGACTTCGTCTTACCGACAATCAGAAAACGTTAATTATTCCAGACGAAAATAAAAAAGAGACTAAATACAGCCTATCCGATATATACGATTTAAGTCAATACAAAGATAACTTGTCGGAAGTTCTGAATCGTTATCTATGAAAGAAGTCCTCACCATGACCGAAACAGACCTGGCCGCCGCGCTCCGCCACTGCATTGACGACTGCGGCTGCTCCTGGCCCACCGCCTGCCAGATCCTCAGCCGGATGGCCGGACGGACCTACACCCTGGCAGAGCTCCGGGACCTGTACCGGCGCGCATGACCAAATCCGCCCACGTGGACGGATTTGCCCGTAAAGTCAAAAGTTCCCCTGCCGCCCCACCCCGGGGCGGCATCTCAAAACCGCCACACTCGAACATTCGTTTTCTTTCGACACAGGAGGCGCTATGGATCACCGTACTGTCATGGATCTGGCCGGCACAGATGCGGCCGCCTATATCCGCAAAAGCCGCCTGGAGGAGGGCATGGACACCCAGGAAGTCCTGTCCAAGCACCAGAAGGCCCTCGTGGAGTATGCCGCCGCCCACCAGATCCACCTCATTGAGATCTACCCGGAGGTGGTCAGCGGAGAATCCCTCTATGCCCGGCCCCAGATGCTCCGGCTCCTCCAGGATGTGGAGGAGGGCCGCTATGACGCCGTGCTGTGCATGGATCTGGACCGGCTCTCCCGCGGCCGGATGAAGGACCAGGGCATCATCCTGGACACCTTCCGGGAATCAGACACGCTGATCATCACACCTGAAAAAGTCTATGACCTGTCAGACGACATCGACGAGGAATACGCCGAGCTGAAGACCTTTATGAGCCGCCGGGAGTACAAGATCATCAACAAGCGGCTCCAGCGCGGCCTGCGCCAGTCTATCCAGGCGGGGTGCTACGTGGCCAACGCCCCCTATGGCTACCGAAAAACGGTCGTCGACCGCAAGCCCACCCTGGAGATCTACGAGCCGGAGGCGAGATTCGTCCAGATGATGTTCAGCCTCTACGCCCAGGGGTTCGGCTGCACCTCCGTGGCCCGCCAGGTCAACGCGCTGGGCGCCAAACCCCACCGCTCCGCCGAATTTAACCGCAGCAGCGTCAATATGATCCTCCGAAACCCCACCTACATCGGCAAGATCGTGTGGGACCAGAAGAAGCACATCCGAAAGGGAGCCCGCGGAAATCCCAAGCATATCACCATCTACCAGCCCCCGGAGAAGTGGACCATCACCGACGGCCTGCATCCCGCCATCGTGGACCGGGAGCTGTTTGACCGGGTCCAGGCGATCATGGCGGGCCGCTACATCCCCTCCAAGCGGGATGGCACAGTAAAGAGCCCGCTGGCCGGACTGGTCAAGTGCGCCAACTGCGGCATGAACATGCAGCGCATGGTCATGAAGCGGTACCCCTATCTGCTCTGCACCCGCCCCGGCTGCTGTGCCAGCACAAAATTCGAGCTGGTGGAAAAGCGGGTCCTGGACTCCCTCCAGGATTCGCTGGATCAGCTTTCCGTGCGCAAGCCCGCCTCCGGTGTGCAGGATACCTCCCCCCTGGAGCTCTCCCTGCTGGCCGTCCAGAAGGAGCTGGCCGGCGCCAACCGCCAGAAAAACCGTCTCTATGAGCTGCTGGAACTGGGGGAGTATGACATCCCCACCTTCCGGGAGCGGATGGAGGCGGTCAAGGGGAAGATCGCTGCTCTGGAGCGCAAGGAGGCGGAGACCCGCCGCACCATCGACCACGCCAAAACGGCTGACCCCCAGGCCCTGGCTCAGCGGATCAGAGCCGTCCTGGATGCCTACGGGAGCAGCGACAATGCCCAGCGCAACGCACTCCTCAAATCCGTAATCGATCAGGTGTGGTACTCCAAAGCCAAAAAGACAAAGCCCAATGATTTTGACATCCAGCTGGATCTAAAGCCCTTCTGATCCCCGCAAAGTCGCTTGATCCCTGGGATTTTCATAATATATAAAGCGCCATATCTTCCGACAAAGACTGCATTGAGGATCTGCGGGTCTATCCCACCTGCGGGTCGCAGGAGGTCCTTGACCGGGCCCTGTCGGTCAAGGCCGGGACAGCCGAGCTGCTGTACGCCTACATCGATGTGGAGCCCGTAGGGTTCAACCGCGGGTTCTATACCGTGGATGTGCGGTATTTTTACCGGATCACCGCTGATGCGTTCATCGGGGCCGCCCGCCCCATCGAGGTATGCGGTCTGGCCGTATTTGACAAGCGGGCCATCCTGTTCGGCAGCGAGGGGGGCGCCAAGTCCTTCAGCTCCGACTCCCCCAGCGTGTGCAGCTGCCAGGATCTGATGGGCAGCAGTCTCCCCACCGCACACGTGGAGGCCATTGCCTACAAGAGGCCGTGTCCGGGCCACCGGCGTCAAAAGCCGGTTGACAGATCCCGCTCTCTCCTCTATACTCCCAGATACACCCCTGACATCCCCTGTATCCCGTTCCCGTCCCCTGGGCCGCGGGAGAACCGGAGCGTTTTTATCACACGATAATAAAAGGAGGACTCACCCATGGATCAGATGGAGATCCGGCAGCTCGTCGCCCGGCAGAGGGCCTATTTTCAGAGCGGTGCGACCCTGCCGGCCAGGGCGCGCGTTGAGGCCCTCCGCGCCCTGAGGTCCGCAGTGGCTGCCCGGGAGGAGGAGCTGAACGACGCCCTCCGGGCCGACCTGGGCAAGAGCGCCTTTGAGAGCTATATGTGCGAGGTGGGCATGGTCCTCAGTGAGCTGACCTATATGATCCGCCGCACCCCCGCCTTCGCCGCTGACCGCCGGGTCAGGACCCCCCTGGCCCAGTTCGCCGCCCGGAGCTATGTCAAGCCCTCCCCCTATGGCACCGTCCTCATCATGAGCCCGTGGAACTACCCCCTGCTCCTCACCCTGGACCCCCTGATCGATGCCCTGGCCGCCGGAAACACTGCGGTGGTCAAGCCCAGCGCATACTCCCCCGCCACCAGCCGGGTCATCGCCCGGCTCCTGGCGGAGTGCTTTCCCCCGGAGCATGTCTCGGTGGTCACCGGAGGCAGGCAGGAGAACGCCTGCCTGCTGGAGCAGAAGTTCGACTATATCTTCTTCACAGGCAGCCAGGCGGTGGGCCGGGAGGTCCTGCTCCACGCCGCCCAGTATCTCACGCCGGTCACCCTGGAGCTGGGAGGAAAGAGCCCCTGCATCGTGGACGAGACTGCGGATCTGAAGCTGACAGCCCGGCGCATCGTCTTTGGAAAATACCTCAACTGCGGCCAGACCTGCGTGGCCCCCGACTATCTCCTCTGCCAGGAGAGCGTCAAGGACGCCCTGCTGGAGGAGATCGTCCGGCAGATCACTGTCCAGTTCGGCCCCGCCCCCCTGGACAGCCCCAGCTACGGGAAGATCGTCAACCAGAAGCACTTCCAGCGACTGCTGGGGCTGATCCAGCCGGAGAAGGTGGTGTGCGGCGGCACCTGGCAGGAGGAGGCCCTGCGCATCGCTCCCACGGTGATGGACGCCGTCACCTGGCAGGACCCGGTCATGGGGGAGGAGATCTTCGGCCCCATCCTCCCCGTCCTCACCTTCTCTCACATCCCGGAGGTGCTGGAGCTGCTGAAGGACCGGCCCAAGCCCCTGGCCCTCTACCTGTTCTCCAGGAACAAAGGGCACATTCGCGCCGTGACAGAGCGCTGCTCCTTCGGCGGGGGCTGCGTCAACGACGTGGTCATCCACCTGGCCACCAGCGCCATGGGCTTCGGCGGGGTGGGCGAGAGCGGGATGGGGGCCTACCACGGCAGGGTGGGCTTCGAGACCTTCTCCCACCGCAAGAGCATCGTGGACAAAAAGACCTGGATGGACCTGCCCATGCGCTACCAGCCCTATCTGCCCCTCCACGAGAAGCTGATCCGCCGCTTCCTCCGCTGATCCCTCCGCCCCTCCGCCCTGACGGCCCGGAGGGGCTTTTTTGCCCCGCCAGGGATATCTCCTCCGCCGCCCCCATACACATGACTGGGGTGATCGATATGCTGCACTATACCTTTTTTCCACAGGACCAAAAGACGCTGGAGCGGCTGCTGTCCCAGCTGATCGCCGCCAGACTCCTCGCCCCGCCCCGGAAGGAGGACAGGAGATGAGGATGGTGGGGTACGGCCGGGTCAGCACCGACCACGAGGAACAGCGGGACAGCCTGGAGCACCAGCAGGCCTTTTTCCAGGACTTCGCCCGGGCCAGGGGCCACACCCTGGTCCGGGTCTATGCCGACCAGGGGATCTCAGGCAAGTGGCTGAAAAAGCGGGACGGCTTCCTCCAAATGCTCCGGGACGCGGAGCGGGGGGAGTTCGAGCTGGTGGTGGTCAAGGACATCTCCCGCTTCGCCCGGAACACCGTGGACTCCCTGGAGAGCATACGCAGGCTGAAGGCCCTGGGCATCGAGTGCATCTTTGTCAACAACTCCCTCAAGGTGCTGGGGGAATCGGAATTCATCGTCACCATCATGGCGGCCATCGCCCAGGAGGAGAGCGCCAACCTGTCCAAGCGGGTGAAGTTCGGGAAGGACATCACCTCCCGGAAGGGGAGGGTGCCCCCCCGCATCTACGGCTACGACCGGCTGGACAACTTCACCCTCCGGATCGTCCCGGCGGAGGCGGAGGTGGTGCGGGAGATCTTCCGCCTCTACCTCCAGGGCCTGGGCTGCCGGAAGATCGCCCAGGCTCTGGAGGAGCGGGGGGCGTCCACCAAACTGGGGGCCAGCTGGAACAGCCGCGGGGTGCGCCGCGTCCTGGAAAATCCCATCTACTGCGGTCATTATGTCAACCACAAATACACCGTGAGCGACTTCCTCTCCGGCCAGATCCAGCGTCTCCCTCCGGACATGCACTACCACCACGACAGGCCGGAGTGGGCCATCGTCTCCCCTGACACCTTTCAGGAGGCGGCCCGGCTGATGGAGCAGCGTCGGCGGAAGTCCGGCTCCGCCCCTCC